CTGGTGGATACCAAGGGCTCACCTTGCGTCTGTACTTCAAACGCAGCGGCGAGTACCCAGTGGTTTGTACAAGGATTGGAGCACAGCTCCGCTCTCCGGTCTGGTATTTTGCTAAATACCAAAGAAACAGAGTTCGGGTATCGGCAACCACGGTTCGCATCTTACGATTTGCGTAAGGTACGTACCGTTTCGCCCATAAACGACTATGTCTCGAACGGAGAATCCTAGCTTCGTAGCACCAGTGTGGATCAATCCACACGCCATCAATAGAAGATTCCGAATGAGGAACAAGGAGGAGATTTTCATCAGCAATAAACTGACGAAGATACTTCCAAAGTTCACCAAACGGTTTCGCTATAGATGCCAATACATTAACGTTATGGCTTAGAACAGTTTTCTGTTCACCGCCATCGCGCAAGTATTGGGGTGTAACAAGGGTGCCCTCCCAGTAGTCTTTTCCACAAGACTCCCGGAACGGGCCTTCCCAAAACGACTTCTCAGTGTTAACTTTGAAGCCGATGAAGCTGAGCAAACGCAGAAGGTCATTGGTCAATTCAGATTCTATGATGATATCATCACCATAGACTGAAAATTCCTTTGATCCGACAGCGTAAGCACATGAACAAAACACCAACGTCTCAAGTGAGAACGTAGCACCGTTTCCCATAGAGGAAAACTTTGCATATTCTCCCTTTCCGAATGCACCGTGGTAGAACCTACTACGGCAGTCAGACAGATAACGAAACCAAGGCTCCGGAAGGAGCCAGGCGACGGTATTGTAAGACAAGCAATCGGAGGCCATTGAAAGATCAATAGTGGCATATTTGCCAGTAATTGAACCTTCTTTAGCCAGGCGTTGATTCTTAGTTTGATCCCGAAGGTCTTGTCCACGAAAACGTAGACGAGACTTCGCATACTCATCAAATGCAAGTTGGAGGAAGAGATTTCCTTCCGGCTCGCAAGCGATGGTGCGATGGGTCTTATAAGATTTGGGAACGACTTCCAACCGATTGTAAGGAGTAATCCTAGGCTTTAAGGGCCCGTAACCAAAGAAGTTACTAAGCGCTTGAAGATAGGGGATACTACTTACACTTGCTCCTAGCCTTTTGGATATCTTTTGATATCTTTGAGACTTAGAGCGAGGTCGGTTAGCGGAGGCACCACTAGTGACCTTAATCAAAGACGGAATGTCATTGAGAAAGGTATCAAAATCACCTAAAAGTGTCTGAACGTACCTTTCGGCACGCGACATCCACAAACTGAGATCGGGATCAAGACGATCGCGCTCAGTGTAGTAGAAGTCGAGACGCTTATTAGTGATGCGGCAAAGGCGTTCACCTCTCTCGAAAGAGAGACGAGCGTTTTCCTCTGCTTCATCACTTACAAATAGAGAGTTCTTCTTAAAGAAGGCTTCTATTTGACGGATGATTTGATAGGTTCTAGCATCTATATATTGTACGCTAGGATCATCACTAGTTGATAAGTTAGCAAGGCCGACTAGGTTGCGAGACCTAATTAGCCCGAGGATATGATTAAACATCTCCTCACTTATCTCGGTGCGTGCATCCAAGAGGAATAATCGACATACGTCGTATACATCCTTAGGGGTTTTCATTAAGAAATACTCCTTTTAATCTACATCTCCGATTCGATGCAAGTACTGCATTAAATCGCCCAGAATTTGCGGGTGCTGGTCATTATGACCAAGTGTGGCAAAGGCTAGTATTACTAAAAGTGCAAGCACTTGAAGTATTACGTCGCCATTTACTCCACGAACACGCTTCTTCATACTCTTCAAAGATGTGAATACATCCTTAAGAAAGTATAAAAGAAAACGTGTCACACCAGCCACTCCTGGGTTCCTACCGTGTTGGCAAACTCATCGCCGGCAACGATATCACGGAATACTGCGAGAGCAGCATCCCGATCAGTCGTTTGACCGTCGATGGGAAACCGAACGGTAGCAGAGAAAGAGATCTTGGATTTGACGATTGCACCGTCTGCATCAGTTGTTGCGTAAACTACATCAACAACAGACTCAGATACGGTTTGGTCGCCAACAGGCACTCTCCGCTTCTGGATTACCAGCTGCGGCTCACTGACCGTATGGCCAGAGAGTGAGTACGTACGCGAGTTTCCGTTATCGGCAAACTCAGTGAGGGCAGTAGACATTGCTGCCATGATTATCTCCTTATTGAGACTGTTCCACAAGCTCCTATCGAACAAGTTGTTTGATAAGTGCAAGTATATCGGCAATTTTGCTGATATCAAGGTTCAGTCGAAAGTACGGTGATATCGGGATTTGAGCTGGGGATCGTACCTTTAAGGTTACATCGTAATCAGCACGATAGGATAGAGTACCAGACGTATGAACCGCATGTTGCGGATCAAATTCGTAAGATACTATTTCCCATTCGATATGATTTTCGATGATATACCCAGTTGAAGCCGTATAGGCATCAACTGTAGATACGAAAGAAGCAACACTAAGCGCACGGCCAATGTTCACTAACCAATCGATCACGAAACTGTATGGGATAATCTCCCAGCCAGTAACGAGAGGATTGAAAGAGAACTTGTCCGGCGAATAGTCTGCCGTTACAGAAGCACGCAACCCTACAGACACATTTTCTGTGCGCTGCATGGTCGCGATCGCTGCACCTGGGTTAACGTCGTACGTCGTTACCGACGTAGTAGTTGACCTGGTTCCAGCACGCTCTGTAAACCTCTTACGTTTCCAATCGTCTGATAGAACCTGGTTTAACTCAAGAATATCGTAAGCAAGAGTTCGCCAACCATAGCGATACTCAAGCCACGCATTCGCGAGATCCAAGTTCCCAGCCTGGCGTCTAAACTTTATAAGTCTATACGCGAGGTTGTATATCATACGAAGAGTTTCCGGAAGCTCCGAAATGGCGGTAAGCGCATCATAACTACTATCGTAGATACGATCCGCAGCCACTTGGAGCCACGCACCTAGGTCGCCGGGGGCAAAAGCCTCCTGCATTTCTGACATGGAATAATACCAAGTGTGGTCCCCTATTGTAGGGGCGCCACTGTAGGTAGAATATCCAGAATCAGTGTAACCTAGATAGTGCGAAGAGCGCTCTGCGTTAGCAACATGCTGAACGTAGGGCGTGTGAGGCAGGAGTTCTCCTGCAGCACGTCTCTGATGGAAATGAGGAATCGCAAGACCTCCCTTCTTGGAGCTGTTCCACTTTTGTGCAACAGGATCGCCGTAAACGGCGAGTATAGCACCGTTGTTATCCTTATTATATGCATAATTGGATACATAACTGTGCTCTCCGAGGGAAGTGTCTTTCCAAGTCCAACTCATTGAAACCTCCAACTCCCGCAAAAGCTGGAGTACCGAGGAGCCGAAAATCGGACACGGTTTTATCCGTGCTGGTCAACCCATTATGGG